CTTCCTTTCCTAAGCGCATCAACTACCAGGTCAATTCGCAACCAGGACAGTTGACTCGCTCTGCTGTCATTGTTTTTATTGCCTCAGAAACTGAAACACGCCTAGCAATTGGCGGTGCAACTAGCGGTTGGAAGCGCGTGGATTACACAGTAATTTTGCAGGTCTACACCCACTCTTTGCACCGTAATGCAGAGGATGTAATGAATGATTTTGATGTGTTGATCGACAACATCAAGACAAGATTGCGTTCGGACCATACTTTTGGCGACACAACAGGTAATCTTGTATGGCAAGGAGCAGAACCAGTTATCAATGCACGCTATGGCGAAGTCAGCACAGTTGCTGAGGGCGCTTCAGAAGTCTTTGCTGAGATAGAATTCCTTGTTACAGAAATGATCCAAGCCTAAGGAGCAACATGAAACTGAAATATAATGGAACAGATGAGCGTGTGTTCCCTTCGCTGGGGATCACACTGAAACCAGGTGACGAGTTTGACGCACCCGAAGGTTTCACACACTCTGACTGCAACCCAGTCGGCTATGTGAAACCTGCAGCAACGCCAACACCAGCCCCAATCAAGTCTGCCGCGTCAGACGATAACTCTAAGGAGAGTGAATAATGTCCGTACAACAATCCGTACGCTCGTACCTCGGTATCGCTAAAGAAGTAACCAAGGGTACGATCGTTGCACCTACAGATTTTATCCCAGTAGCAAAAGACAGCATTAAACCTGTTGATGTTGTAGATGCACTTTACGACACAGGGCTTCGTGGCTCTAATGTTGTGAACTACAACTACCTACAAGGTCGCACTCGTTCAACTTTTGACTACGGCGGCGCAGTATTTGCCGACACAGTTGGATACGCAATTGCTGGCCTTCTTGGTTCAGTTGCGACAACTGGCGCATCAGCACCATACACACACACTATTTCATTAAAAAACAGCCTTGTATCAGGCGCAGACGATCAGCCAATCTCTTACACATTGACTGACTTCTACGCAGCAGATGTTCGCTCTTACCCAGGATGCCAATTCTCAGACTTTTCATTAAAGTTCAATGCAGACGGAATGCTTGAGTACGACACAAAGACAACAGGCTGGCAATCAACTGCGGTATCTGATCCAACACCAACTTTCAGCACGCTTCTACCAACACAGGTATGGCGCGGTACTGTTTCTATTGGTGGCTCTGCTGTTTCTAACGCTATGACAGGCAACATCGACATGAGTCGTTCTGTTAGCCCTGTTTATGGCATTAGCAACACTCAAAACCCATACAACATTTTCTTGGGACCTCTAGAAGTAACAGGCAAGATCACATTCATTATGGAAAACGATGATGAATTGACTCGCTTCCTTTCTAACAGCCAACCAGCCATTGTTCTTAACTGGGCTTATGGATCAAGTGCTGCAGCAGTTCAACTTCAAGCAACAATCACTAAGGGTGCTTACACAGCCGCAGTGATTGAGCGCGGAGAAGATTATGTACAGGTATCAATCGACCTTAACGGCCAAGGCAACACAACAGATGCTGGCTCAACAGGTGGATTTGCACCAATCAAGTGGGTTCTACAAAACGCGAAAGCATCAGGAACCTACGCTTAATCCTCAGAGCAGGTGGGGTCAGGTTGATGGAGAACGCCTTCCCTCCATTCCGCCCACCTGCTCCTTTTAAGTTATGATAAGAGGAAGGCAAACAAACAGGAGGCAAGATGTCACAGAAAATTACACTACCGTCAGGCGCAACAGTCACTCTTAAAGACCCTGCACTGCTACGCGTGAAAGATCGCAAGCGTGTATTAAAAACAGCAGATGTAGAAGGTGGCGATTTAACTCGAGCGCTGGCTTTGGGCGATGCCTTGATTGCCATGCTTATCGAGGACTGGTCATTAGACCTGCTAATTCCTGCTCTCAAAATCGACAACTTGGACGAGTTGGAAATGAAAGATTACGACGCTTTGGTTGATGCAACCAAAGATGCTCAAAAGTTTCTCTTTCCATCCCTAGGTGAAACAGTTGAGAACGAACAAGACCCAAAAGCGCCTACCGACAACTTGAACGCCTAAAGTGGCTGCTTGAGGGTGGGGAACGCAGAACGGATTTAACTTACCCCGATGAGGAGTGGGCTTACTTCCAATTTGCAGATCGATTTGGTTGGACACCTGACCAGGTTGATGCTTTACCCGCAGGTACTTCTGATTGGTTGTTGGCTATAGCGGCAACAGTTACAAAGATGCAAAGTGAGGTGAGAGAGTAGTGGAAATAAAGAACCTCTCTGAAGTTCTTGCTGGGCTTAACTTAACTGAAAAAAAACTCAATGATGCAGCACGCTATGCAATTGGCATGGCTGCGGCTTCCGTGGAACGCCAAGCCAAAAAGAACGCCAACACAGGAACTCACCCAAGAGGACAAGGTCACCTGCCAGGAACAGGCCCTGGTCCAAATGTTGTGACAGGTAACTTGCGCCGATCCATTTATTCAGAAACAAAAATCGGTTTTGGTAGTTCTTACATCGCAGAAGTTGGCGCTTCAATGGTTTATGCACGAGCAGTTGAAATGGGACTTCCAAGATGGAAATCAGGAGTAAAATACCCATACCTTGTTCCTGCCGTAGATAGCCTGAAACAATCAGGCGCTCTTAACAGAACATTCACTGGCGCGTTCGCAATGTATCTAAGGAGTTAACAGATGGCATCAACGATCCCGCCAATTCTAGTTCAACTCCAAGCCGACATCAGTGGGCTTAAAAAAGGACTGGCCGATGCTGAAAAAGCAATCAGAGGCGTGGACAGTAATGTTAAAACTGCAAATGTAGGCGTAAATAAATTTACAGACACTATTAAAAAGTTCGGCGTTATCGCTGGTGCTACTTTTGGAACTGCGCAAATTGTTAATTTCTTTAGAAGTGCCGTAGCGGAGTCCACAAAAGCAGAGGCTGCCCAAGCGCGTCTAGCAAATCTTTTAATGAACACAAATGGTGCGACTCAAGCGCAAATCACAGCCTTAGGCCAACAAGCACGAGCCTTAGAAAAGGTCGGCGTTGTATCTGCTGACAACATCACGGTTGCTCAATCTCAGTTGGCCACCTTTGATTTAACCGCCGCTTCCATCGCTACCTTAACTCCAGCGATTCTTAACTATGTGACTGCCGAAAAGGGCGCGGCAGCAACCACCGATGAGTTCAAACAAATGACTAACGGCTTGGCTCAAGCGATGCAGGGTAACTTTGCGTCTTTGACCAAGACAGGCTTTGTGCTTGATGCTGCAACCAAAGCCACTATTGCCAACGGAACTGAAATGGAACGATCCAGGGCTGTTGTCGAGGTTCTGAACTCCACTTATAAAGACTTTAACGAGAACCTTCGTAAAACTAGTCAAGGCGCTATGCAGGTGGCAATTAATGACTTCAACAACTTAAAACAAAAAGTTGGCAGTGAATTAGTTCCAGTTATTTCTCAGTTTGTGGGCAAACTAACCAGCAGCGTAATTCCAGCCTTGACAAAATTAGTAGATTTCTTAGTAAAAAATAAAGACTCCATTATTGCTGTGACAAAAGTGCTGATTGCTGGCGCTGCTGCCTACGCAACTTATCGAACTGCCATGATTGTGGCCACAGCAACAACAACCGCGTTTAGAGTTGCCATGGTCTTGATGAGAGGCGCTCAATTAGCCTCCATCGCTTCCACAAACGGACTGGCGGCTTCCATCTTGGTAATGAATGCCGCGATGCGTGCAAACCCTATCGGTGTGGTGATCACAGCCCTTACTTTGCTTGCTGCAGGATTTATGGTTGCCTGGAAAAACAGCGAAACCTTCCGCAAAGCAGTTGTTAAAGGGCTACAAGTTGTAATTAATGGTTTTGGCTATCTAGTTGGGGCTATCGGATCATTACTCTCTGCGGCTTCAAAGATTCCTGGAATCGGCGACAAGTTCAAAGGCCCTGCAGAGGCTGTTAAAAAGACTGCCAACGACATACGCGCTTTCAGTGACGGTTTAGACAAACTGGCGACTAAGAAAATCGACATCACCGCTAATGTGAAAACAACAGTCGACAATAAAAATGTCAGAACTGGTGATGAAATCAAAATCAGCGATAAGGAAGCCAAGGCTCGGGCCAAGGCTGCACAAGAAGTGGCAGAGGCTAGAACAAGAGCCATCACCAGTTATTTAGAGACACAGATCAGCGCTCACAAGAATTATCAAGAAAGAGTCAAAGATCTACAAAAGGATTATTCAGAGGCTATAACTGAGGCTGAAACAAGAGCCATTGAACAACGCGCTGATGCAAATGAAAAGTATGCCGAGGCCGTGGTTGATGCTCAGAAGTCCCACACAAAAGTCATGGTAGATATTGCCAAAGATTACGCAAAGAAAATAGCAGACATTGAGTCAGCCCATCAAAAGAAACTGACTGATATTCGCGCTGCCTCTGCGCAAAAGGCTGCAGACCTTCGCAAGTCTGCAACTGATAAAGAAGTGTCCATTATTCAACAGTCCGTAGATCGCTTACGCAGCGCTTTTGCGTCAGGCACAGGATTTAGTTTAACTGAGGCATTCAAAGGTAGAACTTCAGGCGGTCTTTTGACTCAAATGAAAAAGCAATTAGACGATGCCAAGAAGTTACAAGAGGCTGCTGCTTATCTCGCTGGACAAGGTTACGCACAAACATTTATTGAGCAGGTAGTCAAGGCTGGTCCTGAAGTTGGCCTACAGATGGTTGATGAACTTAAAAAATCATCACCTGAACAACAGGCTGAAATTCAAAGCACCTTTATGGATTTAGAAGCGATTCAAGAAACAGGCCTGGACACTTTGGCCAAGTCGATGAACAATGGTGCCAACCTAGCCACCGCCGAGTTGCGCGATGCTTACAACCAAGTGGCAATTGATCTCAAGGCTTCTCTTGCTGAAGTTGATCGTGAACTTCAAGAATCACTTGCCACAGCAAACGCTGAGTACGCCATGGCTATGGCCGAGGCCAAGATTGAACGCGACAGCCGAATGCTTGAAGCGGCTACGCAACTTCAAGAGGCAATTGCTTCTGCAAAAGCAACCTTAGACAAATCCCTGGCAGATGCGGAAGCAACACTTGCCAAGGCACGCGCTGAAGCACAAAAGCGCCTCAATGAAGGTCTAGCCGAAGCACAAAGAGTGCTGCAAAAGGCTCTGATTGATGCGCAGTTGGAATACCAAAAGGCTATTGACGACATTTCATCATCAACTGCGGCTAAGTTAAAAGCCTTACAAGCACAACTTGCTGCCGTGGCTGCGGCAACAGCGGCTCTTCAAACAGCAAGCGCAAACTACGCAACTGCCTCGACAAGCACTCCTTACATAATTCCTATTCCAAATGCGCCAAGCACTGGTACCAAAACAAACCCAGCGCCTATCACAAACATCAACACTAATATTTCAGGTGTGAACTTGACTAACCCATCCTCAACAGCGAGCAGCGTTGTGTCGGCAATCAAATATGGAACAGCCGTAACCGTTGCCAAGCCGATGGGACACCCTTCTAATCCTAATGTGACAAAATCACCTCTTAAGAGCCTTTCATCAACTTTAGGATTTAAATAATGCCAGCCGTAATTGCCAATTATTCGTTCTCCTTTAACGGCCAGGTCTTTGGCGGCGCAGGATCGCCCTATCAGATTCAGTCAGTGGATGGGCTGGAAGCGCTGCCCGACATCCGCAGCCAAGATGATAACCGAGGCTACGCGGACGGTATGTTTTCAGGCCGCGACTTCCTTTCAGGCCGTGAGATAACCATTCAGTTTCTTTGCCTGGCATCACCTGGCGCTTCGGCTCAACTCAATTTCAACACAATTCAAAGGGCGCTTTTACCCCAACAAAGCGGCACCACGCCCCTTTACTTCCTCATGTCCAACGCCGACACCGAACAGGTGGTGTACGCCCGCGTACGAGGCTTGAGGGCCACCGTAGACCCCAATTACACCTACGGCTACATCGTGGCTCAAGTGACTTTCTTTTGCCCTGATCCAAATGTCTACGCCAGCAACATTCAGACCGCTACCTTGGCTTACACCCCCCCAACAGGCCGCGTATACAACCGCACTTACAATGTGAATTACGGCGGCGGCTCTGTAATTATTTCAACCACAATCAACAACGCTGGATGGGCGACAACTTACCCAAACATCGCTATAAGCGGCCCTATCACAAACCCAACTGTCGGCAATACAACTGAAGGATTGGCTTTAAACTTTCTCGGAACTTATAGCAGCAGCGATGTCTTAAATGTTGACCTGTACAATAAACTCATAACGCTAAATGGAAACCCTGCGCGTAATACACTTCTCTCAGGGTCGTGGTTTTCTGCTCAACCAGGAA